CCTTCATACCATACGTCAGGTGAAGCATCTAATGGCTCACTTTCAAAAATACAAGTATTGTCTGCTCTAAATACAGTAATACACATACGAATTACAGACCTTCTCTTTTTACTACTACCACAGGCTCTAGTACCTCTACCCATAAACTTTAATTGGTTAGTAGTAGGGTTTCTATAAAAGCCAAAGTATATAATACAAAGATTACCGGGTAAGGTTTGATTAACTTGTTCACCTAAATACTCAACAGTAAAGTCACAACCTGAACCGGGATTACCAATAGAACTCACACCTAAAGTTTCTATTGCATCATCTACATTATCCCCTTCAAACCAATCCATAAAATTATCATAGTCTTGAGATGCAGTAAGTGTTCTTTCAAAATCCCATCTTCTTCCCTCACACTTATTACCTGACCCTTTTCTTTCAACTTTAATATCAAAAACAATTCTTGAGTTAGCAGGTATTGTGTAATCTGTGTAAGACGAACCTGCTATGTTAGGGTCTGCTACGTTTAAATTTACAGGGTATGTAACTAAAGGATAATCACCTGAATCTTTTTCTGTGGTTTGCTTACACCCAAAATCTACAATAGCATTTTCTCCTTGTTCGGTACTAAATGAATTTGGTCTAATCTTCATATATGTTCCTGAAGGAATTGGTAAGTTTTCCGAAGGGTCTGCTTCAGATGGTATATCTAAAAAATCTTTTTCTTTTGCTTCTTTTTGTAAAACCGTTGCAAAGACACATCCTGATGTAGGACCATCTGCATCTCTTTTTACAATTAGCCTTTGACCGTCTGTAATCTTTTGAGAGTTTTCTCCTTCTAATAAAAAGTAAGTCTCTTGTGTTTCAGGGTCATTAAAAAATATACTTGAAAATATAGTATCGTAAGATTCTCTGTCAGGTTTTATTGCAAACTTGTATCGTGTTGCCCACTCAGGTGCTAATTGTGACTCAGGAATATTTACATATATACTATTAGCAGTATCTGAATCATCACATATAAATTGTTGTGCGTTAAACTCACTAACCAATGCAGGAGTAGAACGACCAAACTCATCCATATATATCATACCAATCTCATAGCCTCTATTGCTATGTAAACTTTCACCTGAACCCAACTTACTATAGTCAGCTTCTGCAGATGCTATCTTAAAATACTCTGTGTTTATTTGAGTTGGTGTAGTTATATTATCAGCATACTGTACTGCAGGAAATGTAAAAGTAACTACACTTGAACCTGCAGTGCTATCAACTTGAATAGCTTGTTCGATTGCAGATATACCACTCTGATATATAAGTGCAGTTCCATCTAAGTCAGCTTTCCATATTCTGTTGTAAGCATCAGACATTGTAGAGCCTTCTTCCCTATCCACCATAGGTTGTATATTACCACCGGGAAGTGAAGTACCTATTTGTGCTACTGTTGCAGCATCGTTAATCCATTCGAAAACAGTATTGTAATTTTGAAGAATGGTAAATGTAAATTGTAAAGACTGTTCTTCGTTAGTCTCTGTCGGTGGGTTTGCACGTGAAAATTGGTCGTGTTCAAAAGCTACAATTAAAGTAACTGTTGCACCTTCTACTAAATCTATTGCTCCAAAATCAAATTCTGCTTTAGACTCAGCTACATTGACAACTCCTTGAACTGTATACTCAGTTGTTTGTAAATCACTTTCTATATTAATAGCCTCAAAAGACTCTGTTACTTTTTCAGTGGTGAAGTCTAATCTTACAGGATTACCTAAATAATTTATTAAATCGTAACCCTCAACATAGTTACCGTACATCAAACGGTTACCCATTAAGGTTTGTGCTTGAGCAAACCTTGGAACATTATCATACAATCTGAGAATCTCAGCTTCAGATAAAATTGTAAATATTTTACTATTAGTAAATGAGTAAGTTACATTTTGAAAATCAGTATAACCTTGCTCACTTTTATTAAGCTTTTCAATAACTTTAATTACAGGACTGTTTGCCTCTTTAAATAACAAGTCAACACCTTTAACTAAAGGACCACCTGTATTGAAAGTAACAAGTGCAGTGTTGTATAGGTTAGTCATACCTTCATTTAGGTAACTCTCTCCTGAAAATAAAAATGTACCCGGTGAAAACGCAGGTCTAGTAAATATAGATGTAGCTGAATATTCGTCATCATCATATCTATATCTATATGCAAAACATATAAATCTTTCTTCTAAAAAGTTTTCTTGACTCCCTGTTTGTATTAGTTGTATACCCGGTGGAGATAAAGGTGGTTTTTTAATAACCAATATGTCTTCAGCTAAGAATCCATCAACTCCACTACCATCAGGGTCAGGGTAATTCTTTTGTACATTTATTTTTCTAGGTGCGTTTAGGTTGTCTGTAAAAAATAAAAGTTTATTATCTACTAAATCTATACCTGTATGCAGATATAATTCATTGAAGTTAAGAGTGGTATTAACACCACCACCATCATCCATACTAATAAGATGATATACTACAATGTTATTGTTTGCATTCCAAGAAACTACAAGGTCTAATTTACCTGTATTACTACTTGTAAAGTTTGGGTCGTGAACCATCCAATAAATAGTTTCATTTGCACCATCTTCAAAAGCACCAATACATCTAGCTTGACTAGATAGTTCTTCCCCATTATATTGTAATGTCGTTACTTTAAGATTACCTTTTGAGTTTTCGATTACTCCTATCTCAGCACCTTCAGTAGAACCCATACGAACATTAAGTGCATCAACGTACTCGCCATTTGGCACGAGTCGTTCATCCACCATTTTGTTCATTTTACCTTGAGTAAAGTTCCTTGTTAAGTTTGCCATATTATTTAATCCACTTATCCTTTCCTCTCATATTCATTAAGAGTCTACCGGGATGTATATTACTAATTCTAATTTTTGCGTTTCTAAGCAAAGCTGCTCTTTTCTTTCTAGACCTCGCAACTATGTACTCTTGCACTCCAACCTTTGAACTTAATATTTCAAATTCAATTGCAGCATAGATGTATTTTTCAAATAGTTTATTTACAGTAACTAAACTGTCATCACCATTTTCCATACCATCTGAGACATACTCAAGAATACACAACTCACCTGCCATTCCTGAACTAAAATTAATAACACCACCTTTGGGATTTATTTTGAAAGTGGGATTAGCATTGGCAGTTTCTGTATTCAATCCGTAACGTGCTCCAATACCATATTCAAAGTACCAAGCACCATCAATACACCAACCTGCCCTACCGTAGTATTCAGAGTTTTGGTTTAAATAAATACTTTGCTTTTGACCTTTTATTCTATCGTAATCAATGTCTGAAAATTGAGGTGATAAAGCATTACCATCTAAATCAAATAAGATTCTACATTCATTATCTTGTAAGTACGCAGAAGACCAATTGGTCTGTATGTTTTCTGTAAGAGGCATTAATAAGCCATCTCTATACATAGAAACTCTAACCCAATTTACATAGTCAGATGGTAGCACATATCTTAATGTGTCACACACACTAAGTTCTAATATTTTTATTTCTTTAAAGGCATCGTAATTTAATTCTTGAATTGCACGTTTTGCGTGGAATAAAATCTTATACCTTTCTTCGTTATTTACAAGACTGTGGTTACCCTGATACATTAACATAAAATTGTTAACTATATCTTCCAAAGAAACATATTGGTATGAACCCCAATTTGCATTCTCAGGTGGGTTACCTGCATTCTCGTAATACTGATATTGACTTATATAACTCATAATTATTTCTCTGTTTGCATATTCTTAGCTTCCTCTGCTCCACCAAATTGTGCTGCAGACATTTCTCTAATTGACATACCTGCATACTGTAAAATTTTATTTACCAAGTTTGGCTCATCATCGTGAGGTAATTCAAAGTCTTGGTAATCTGAAGCACTCTGATTAAACGAAGGCTCACCACTTACAAGTTCTACATAAGTCCATTTAGGTTCTTTAGGGAATCTAATATATTGACACTCAACTGCTCCTAACTTATTAATAGATTCAGGAAACAAAGACAGTGTTGGTTCTTGATGGCTATATGCAGGGAACATAAGATTAGGTCTTGTTAACAAAGAGTTGTTAAGCATTGTAATCTTACTGTTGGTTACCTTCTCTGCTTCCTTAACAGGATTTTGAGCATAAACCAAATACTGCATCATTGGATTTATAAAAGTATCAAATGGATTTCCATTATAGTCAACTAATCCAAGTTCAGTGTCACTAACAACCTCACCTACATATCCAACTGCAGGTGGGTTAGATGATAAGTTCACTACTATATCACCAACCTGTACACCATCTGCAATAAATGTTGCAGTGTTATCTATTAAACTTGCTATTTGTAAAGCAGTGTTATTACCACTAGCTAGTTGCTTAGTATGTACTAATACTTTATTAAGTAGATAATAATCATCTTGAGTGGTTGTTACACTT